GTCCTGTGGTATTTACTGCTACAAGAGATGAGTTCGTACCTAAACTTATAGAAGCTAGAGACGCTTACGAAAACAGATAACTCCCCGTAGCTCAACTGGATAGAGCAACAGCCTTCTAAGCTGTAGGTTATAGGTTCGACTCCTATCGGGGAGGCCATTTTCTGATGCGCTGTCAGATTTGTATAAATAAACAGTGGTACCAGAATAACAATAATAACGGTACCAAGGAGTAAAAATGAAAAGGATAATAGCTATCCTTCCTTTCCTTTTTATTGTAGGTTGTGCCTCAGTAGCAACAGGCATAGACACAGCTAGAAATGTTGTAGCAACTACTGTCCAAACGGGCATGCAGGCAGGAGCCGATATGGTTGGTGCCGTTGCAGAAGATGTTTCTGATGTTGTTTCTACTACAGCAGAAGTTACTGCTGGTGTCGTTGATACTATCGGTGATGAAGTCAAAGACCAAGCAAAAGAGCTTGAAGTCGAAAAACCTGACTTCCCTACTAGCGAACTTAAAGAGGACTAGGCAAGGAACAAACCCAATAAGGGGCACATTTTGTGCCCTTTGTTGTCTTTGCACTATTTAGATTGTAAATACCAAATCTTTACAGAAACATTTCCATAAATAGAATCACTCTGTATAAATAAAAGTGATATATAAGATTCGCTTATATATCTATATACAATATTTTAATATAATAAAGAGGAGAGTCTTATGACCACAGCTACTTTTGGCGAGGTGGCGAAGTTCATAGGAACCAAAATTGATAGACTAAGAGATAACGACAAAGTTTGTCTATTCTGCGATGCGATTCAATTAGTAGCGCTTATGATCTTCCCGTTACTATTGCCAGTATTTTTAATATATGCACAACTAGGCCACTTCTAAAGAGGTACTAGAGCTGCAAAATGGGCGTCAGAAATGGCGCCCATTCCTTTTGGTACACAAAACACTTGATATTTACTCCCTACGATAGTACTATAAATAACTATGATGAAAAAGAAACGACTCAAAGTAAGGAATCCTGTAGCCCGTTATGCAAGACTGTTTAACAAGGCCACGGTAGTACCGGACAAAACAAAGTACAATCGGAAGAAGGATAAAAAAGTTACTGAAGAAGTAGAGTAGTTTCGTTAATAAAGGAGGAACCATGATGATTAAGTTATGGATAACATTACCAATATTAATATTATTTGGTATGAGCGGTAAAGTAGAAGCTAATAGTGATATACATTGTTTAGCTGAAAACATTTACTTTGAAGCCAGGGGTGAATCGACAGCAGGTAAAATGGCTGTTGCACTGGTAACACTTAATAGAGTGATGGATGAAAGATTTCCTGATACTATATGTGGTGTTGTAAAACAAACAAAATACTATCCTAGTGGAAGGATAGATTTACATTCTTGTCAATTCAGTTGGTATTGTGATGGTAAATCAGATGTACCTAGGGATAAGAAATGTTGGGAAGACGCGTTACTAATTGCAGAGGTTATGATAACATACAGCTCAATAGATGTAACAGATGGTGCTTTGTGGTACCATAGTCGTAAAGTGAAACCAGAGTGGTCTATGGCCTATACGAAGACAGTAAGCATAGACAACCATATCTTTTATAAAGACATTGACTAAAGCATTTAAAGATCATATAATAAGCACATGTTAACGGATATACCTCATGTGATAGTTACAGGCGGTTGTGGTTTTATAGGATCACACCTTACGAAACATCTATTGGATCAAGGTTTTTGTGTAACGGTTGTAGACGACAATAGGACAGGTAATGTCTTTCTAAACCATAACAGCGTAGAATATCACAAATGTGATGTCGTCGATTTTAACCCACACCAAAATTCTATAGAGCCACCAACCGCCATCTTTCATTTAGCAAACAGCCCTAGAGTAAGAAGAGCTTTGGAGTATCCTACAGAAACAATAGTTAATAATATAGGAACAACATGTACTGTTGCTGATTGGGCAAGAATATTTAATTGTAAGTTATTTTTCTCTACTTCATCAAGTACGCAGTATGTAGAGTCTCAAGGCAATCCTTACACCTTTAGCAAGGTTGTATGTGAATCTGTTTTAGATATGTATAGAAGATTATACAGTTTAGATTATGTTCTAATGTTTTATTATAATGTATATGGACCAGGTGAAGCAGACTATGGACAGTACAGCACAGTTATACGAAAGTTTAAGCAGGATTATTTAGCAGGCAGGCCGTTGACAATATATGGCACAGGCAAAAAGGAAAGAGACTTCACTCATGTAGATGATGTTATACAAGGAATGTTACAGTTAATGGCAGATCCTACTACTCCTTCTGTAGCACATTTTGGGAGTGGTGCTCCTAAAACAATTTCATCTATTGCAGATTGTTTTAAGCATCCTATTGTACATACATTTGATAGAAAGGGAGAAGCAGAAAAAACATTTTGTGAAGCACCTTACATAGAGCCCACATATAATGTACACGAATATATAAAAAACTGGGTTCAGGAGAATAAAAGTGGAACCAAGAATAGTAGTAGATAACACGATAGAGATGACAAAAGAAAAAGTATCAGACATATTTTTAGTAACGAAAGAGTTTCATACTTCTACAGAGTTTTCTCAATTTATTGAAAAGATGGCTTTTAATACACAATCACCTTGTATGGATATTGTTTGTGATTATTGTATAAAGAAGGAAATAGAAATAGAAAGTGTTTCTAAATTTTTAACTTCGTCTTTAAAAGCAAAAATAAAAGAAGAAGCATTAGATTTAAATTTGTTGAAAGAAAAGAGAAAAAGTAAGTTGCCCCTGTGAAAATTTTTGTATCTATAGCATCGTTTCAAGATCCTATACTAAAATATACAATAGAGTCGGCATACACAAATGCCAAGAATAAAAAAGATTTAGTACTAGGAGTTTTTGATCAATCAAAAGAAAAACTAACATTTGATCATGATGTTAGATATATAACCTGTGATCCTGCTGATGCTAAAGGTTGTTGTTGGGCAAGAAGTAAAATACAAAAAGAATTATTTGATGGTGAAGATATTTTTATGCAAGTAGATTCCCATACAATGTTTGAAAAAGATTGGGATAAAGATCTTTTAGAAAAATATGAAGTGTGTTTGGACTATGTAAAACGGCCTATTATAACAGGATACCCTAGAGGTTTTGATGTTGTTACACCACAAGGTGACTTTTTAAACACAAAGCAAGAATATATATTTAGAAAATGTCAACCAGACGAAGATCAAACTCATGTTATGCAATTACACTTGCCTTGGGCAACAGGATATCATTGTGGACAGATGGCACATGTAATACCTGGCAAAAAGTATTTTAGAGGATTTGGTTTGGCTGCAGGACTTATATTTACAGAAGGAAGTTTCGTAGAGGAAATACCATATGATCCTGAAATATATTTTGCAGGTGAGGAATCAACACTTGCACTTAGAGCTTTTACACATGGTTGGGATTTGATACATGTACCTAATACACCAGTATATCATTGGTACAATACAGACGACGAAGAATTAAAAAGAGATTTACATTGGAACTATCATGAGTCTGCTACAGATGAAATGAAAAAAGCAAAAGATAAAAGAACAAAAATTGCAGAACAAAAAGTAAATAACATCTTACAAGGCAAAGTAAAAGGCAAGTATGGTGTAGGAGATAAAAGAACATTAAAAGAGTTTGCAAACCTTAGTGGTGTAGACTATGTAAATAAATCTTATCAGATAGATAAGGCAACTTGGGTATCATATGAAAAAGGAGGGTTAGAGCTTGGCAAAAAGTTTGAGTAGAATGACGCCCTTCGAGGCTTGGAAAGTACATCTTGCTGTTAAAGAACATTTCTTTTCTAACTATGATATTGAGAAGTGGCCTTTTGCCTTTAAAGACAAATATAGATATGGCGCTAGATTGTTTATGCCTATAAAATACTTTGAAGATGGTAAAGAGAAAAAACATTTTTTAAAAGAGATGTTTACTGGTGTTGCAGACAGATGGTCTAAACCTGAGTTTGTAGCTTTGTCTGTTGCTAATGCTGTAACAGGCCATTTGAAATGTGGTATGCCATATGGTATGCCAGAAATAGAAGTATATCATGAATGGGTAGGAAGACAACCTAGAATTAGTTATACATTTGAACAGGATTTGAAGACAATAGAAAATTGGCGTGAACATCTAATGTCTGAGAATAGTCATCCAACACATGTAAGATTATACATGGGAGGACACATTCAAGCAGAAACAATAACAATACTTGAAATGATAAATCCTATTTTACATGATTATGTAGATGATTTTATAATAGGAGATACATGTAAGATCATACAAAGGTACAGACCTTTTGTAGAATTTGGTGGTGTGAATACCAAAAAGCTCTTTACAAAACATGAAACTCTTATAAATAATATTGCTAGGACTAGAAATAGTTCTAATACAATGTTAATATAACGCTATACAACGCAATACAAGGAGAAAAATATGTCGTTTAATACACTTTCAGAACTTCGTAAGAAAAGTTCAAACATTGACTCACTACAAAAAGCAGTCGATAAACTCACAAGCCCCAAGTCAGACTATAAAAAAGGTGACGAGCGGGAATGGAAACCCACAGTAGATTCAGCAGGTAACGGTTATGCCGTTATTAGATTCTTGCCCCTTTCTAAAGGTGCAGGAGAAGGTGATGTACCTTGGGTTAGAATTTTCAATCATGGCTTTCAAGGCCCTGGTGGAAAATGGTATATTGAGAATTCTCTCACAACTCTTAATGAGCAAGACCCTGTTTCAGAATTGAATACTCAACTTTGGAACTCTGGTATTGAGGCTGATAAAGAAACAGCTCGTAAACAAAAAAGACGCCTAAACTATTGGGCTAATATTTTAATTGTTGACGATCCTGCTAATCCAGCCAACAATGGAAAAGTTTTCATCTACAAGTTTGGTAAAAAGATCTTTGATAAAATCCAAGATCAATTGAAACCCGAATTTCAAGATGAGTCTCCAATAAACCCTTTTGATTTTTGGGAAGGAGCTAACTTTAAACTTAAAATTCGACAGGTAGAAGGTTATCGTAATTATGATAAAAGTGAATTTGAAACACCTTCACCTATAGCAGAGGGTGATGAGGCCATTGAAAAAGTTTGGAACGAACAACACGACTTAGGTTCGTTGATTGCTCCAGATCAATTCAAGTCCTATGAGGAGTTAAAAGCTAAGCTAAACATGGTGTTAGGAAGTTCTACACCAGTAGCTACAGCAGAAACAGTAGCGCAAGAGACTGTTGAAGAAGTAACACCTCAAGCAGCACCTGTTGTAACTGATACATCTGATGATGAGGATGATACATTAAGCTACTTCAAGCAACTTGCTGAAGACAAATAAAACCTAGAGTTTTGGGAGGCTCCTTAATGGAGCCTTCTTTTTGACTAATAAATAGTAATATGAAGTACACGGATAAAGTATTGATCAAAATAATTGCTTTATATTCTATTACAGCAATAGGTGTTCCTCTGTGGTTTATACAAGGCGGAACAATACCTCAGGCATTATTCTTTTTTGTTCTTGCATCTCTTATAGCAAGAATAGGTAATGCAGGTTATCATCGTTGGTTAACACATAATCAGTTTGAACCTACATGGCTAGGTAAAAATATAATGTTTTACTTTATGGTTATGACAGGCTTTGGACCTCCAGGCCACTATGTTGTATCTCACTTACAACACCACAAACATACAGACGAAGAAGGAGATCCTCATGGACCTAAACAAATAGGTTTCTGGAGAATGTTCTTTGGTAAATATGATGAAGTAAAACCTAGCGTAGGGGCTATGAGATTGTATGCAAGGAACAAAGAAGCACAATGGGTTACAAAAAATTATTGGAACTTGTGGCTTGCTAATTGGATTATACTAGGACTTATAAGCAAATGGTTAATAGTATGGTTAGCATTTTTATTTTCCTGGAGCTGGATATGGACTAATATATTAAACTATGCAGGACACGGTGGTAAAAAGGGAGAGCCTACAAATTTAAATTGGATATGTAATATTTTTATGGGAGGAGAAGACTATCATAAAAATCATCACGAACATCCAGGCCAACTTGTAATGGGAAAATGGGACACCACAGGTAAATATATAGTCCCTTGGTTGTTAGCAAAATGAAACAAATATTAGGTTTACCTTTATATCATGTTCATAATGTTTGCGAACACCTTATACCTAACTTACAAAATTCTATAGAAAAATTACAAGAAGAAAAACAAGATTGGGATAGACAAAGAAGTAAACTTTCTATATACACTAAAGATGGACAACATAAGTTTCAAACAAAACAAGATCCTATGGAAGGTGTTGAGGGTTGGAAAGAGTTAAGATCTAATATAAAAGATCATGTTATGAATTTTTATGAACTATTACATCCTATAGATACAAATTTCCAACAAGGTCCTGACACAATACTAAGAGAAGAGCTTAGAAAGTTTTGGCATAATTATGCTTGGTACTCTTATTTTGATGAAAATGATTCTTACAGTTGGCATAGTCATGGACAATATTATTTAATTGCTACTTATTATGTAAGAGCAGACGAAGAACATGCACCATTACAATTTAAATCTCCTATGTCAGATATGTACACAGCGTGGGCAGTAGGAACAAAGAGTGTTAATTTAGAAGAAACGATACAACCTAAAACAGGCGATTTAATGATTTGGCCTGCATGGTTAGAACATCAGATACCTGCAGTAGATACAAATCTTTTAAATCATAGTAGCATCAAAGATGTTAATAAATATAATGCAAAAAGGATAAGCATAACAAACGGTTATGTCAAACCTCATGCACAATTCTTGCATACGCAAAGGAAAAGAAATGAATAGAGAAGCAGTATTTGAACAATTAAAAATAGACGAGGGTGTGGTATATGAAATTTACAAAGATCACTTGGGCTACCCGACATTTGGAGTCGGACACTTGGTTACGGAATCCGATCCTGAGCAAGGACAAGAAGTCGGAACGCCTGTTTCAGAAGAGAGAGTTAAGGATTGTTTCGAGAAAGACTTGGATACAGCAATAAACGAATGTGATGCCTTATACCAGCCAGGAGAATTTAAAAAATTGCCTGGAGAGGTTCAAGAAATTTTAGTTAATATGATGTTTAATATGGGACGAACTAGACTATCTAAATTTAAAAAGATGCACCGTGCAATACTACAAGGTGATTGGAAAGAGGCCTCTATAGAAGGCAGGGATAGTCGTTGGTATAAACAAGTTACTAATCGTGCTGAACGCTTAATGTCTAGACTTGAAAAAGTTTAACTAAATCTTCTATCGTTATATCTTCCAATAGTACTAGAGTTATCTCTAACACCTGGAGTCTGCATAGCAGCTACTACACCTTTTAAGTCTGGCGCCGCTCCCATTGGAGGGGGTGGTGGAGGGGGTGTTGGAATTCCAAAGAATCCTGATATTGCTTGTTTAGCATCTTCAAATAAATTCCCTAATCTATCTAAAGCTGTGCCTGTAGGCGAAGTTTGTTTCTCAAATGCACTTGCATCTGGGAAGTTAAATGGTGCGTCAGGATCAATAGCTTTTGCTATTAGTTCGCCGGTTTCCCAATTTCTAGATTCAATTTCTGCTTTTAAATCTGATTTTCTCATCAGTGCTTCAGCGGGTGTTATCTTAGTACCGTCTGCCGTTGAAGCAGTTCCTCTAAAATCGGATTCAAGAAGTTTACCTTCCTTTAACATTATACCTTGCATATCTTGTTCTGCGAATAACCTAGTACCATGATCGAAGTGCATGGGGCGATTGGGATTTAATTCCCTCTCTTTCTTTATTCGTTCTTGAGTTAGTTCCTCAACTCTTTTATTGTATTCCTGTGCAGCTTCTGGATCTCTTTCTCCCACTTGTGCAAGAGAAAAACCATACTTCATGTTAATACCGGTATATTCATTATATCTATCAAGCATCTCAGGATGGCCTCCTCCAAGGCCATCAGAGGTATTCATACCTCTTGCTTTTATTCTTTCTCCGCTAGGACCTTGTGCATATACTGTACCATCCTCAGCCCTATCATAGACCATTGTACCTACTGCAAAACTTCTTTCAAAGTTTCTATCGTCGATGCCTCCTGTCGGTCCTGCATGATCTTCTTCTGGCCTTGGAGCAGGAGGCCCTTGTATGCGATCTCCCATACCTTCTTTATAGGCATCCTGATATAAAGCATCTTGTCTACTATCATATTGTTGTGCTGAAAGTGACATCTCGCCAGATCCTCGAGTAGTGTCTACAAACGAACCAGCTGCTGTAAATGTGTCTGCAAAACCTTCTCCCTGATCATCACCCATTGTAAGTCTTCTATTTTCAATAGCTTTTTGTACTCTTTGCATTTGTTGGTCTGATAAATCATCATCTTCTGCTATTGCTTTTAATTGTTCTATACTAGCATTACCTAACATTGTTTCATCTACTACAGATTCTCCAAATATGGTTTTTTTGTATAAGCCTGATTCTTTAGCAGAATCCATTGCTGCTTCTTGTCTAGATGTTGTAAACATATCTTCCATTGTGCCTTTACCAAATGAAGTCATCTTAGTAAAGAAACCTCTTTCATCAATACCTGCATCTCTTATACTTGCTCTTTCTGAATCTAAAGCTTCTTCTGCAGTCATACCACCATCTATTTTTGCTTGTATTATATTTGCTAACTCAGGATCTTTTGCTTCAATTGCGTCTAATTGATCTCTTGTTGTTTTGCCATATACACCTTTAGAAATACTATCGGCATCTGTTAAACCAAAAGTCATACCTGATAACAAGCCTCCAAAAGCGCTGGCAGACTTCATACCGAATGAAACATCTTCACCTTCCATACGATTGAATTCATCTGTTTGTCCAAATTCCTGTGCTCCTCTATATAAACCATAGCCTGCTGAGGCAATCCCTGCCCCTATTGCAAGTGGTGTGCCAACGGCTCCTAGCATAGGTGCAGCTCCTAGTCCTACTCTGGCTGCTAAACCTGATGCGGAGCCCATAAATTTACTACCTAATCCTACAGCACCTGTTGTCAATCTTCCGCCTAGGCCTTTAACTTTATTGAAACCTCCGGCTAACATATCCTTACCTCTTGCAAGTAGCCCTAATCTTCCTTTAGGATATTTTCCTCCGGGTGTCTTGCCTCGGTTTTTAAATTTATCATAAGCATAACTACCTGCTGCCATTGAAGCAGCATCTCCAGCCATGTCTCCTAATCCACCTCCGCCACCGCCTGGAGGGGGTGCAAAACCTCCCATACCAAAACCACCGCCTTGTGCCATGTTCTTTAAGGTGTCTCTAATTTCTTTTAATATTTCTATTTCAGACTCTCTGTCTTGACCTGTTCTACCTTGTACAATTTTTTCTCTTTTACTTAATGGTTCCGCTGGTCCTGTGCCTGCTGCTTCTTGAGCTTTTTCCACAGAGTCTGCTTGTTTGTATTCTTCAGGTATCCATTTATCCATCCATGATGCAAACTTGTCTTTTCCTGTTGTGTCTTTACCTACTTGAGCGCCAATTTCTTTTTGTAATTGAGCACCTTCTGCAAATTGATTGTCCCCTTGCATTGTAGCATAACGGGACATATTATACCAACTTGTATCTTCTTTCTTAGAAGCTTTACCAAATATACGATCTGCTGAAAACATTTCTTTAAGAGCTTTACCTGAAAACAGATCTGTGCCTTGATTTACACCTAAGAAGTCTCTAGCCAGTCCTCCGAATAAATTGCCTTCTCCTTTTTTAACTTGACCTTTAACATCATCAAGGCCTAAAGCTTTTGTTAGATCTTCACCGCCAGATAATTTCATTGCTTCTAAACCTTCAAGAACCTTAGCTCTATTTCCTTTTTTATCTCCTCGAATAAGTTTATCCATTTCCTTTGTCATGTTTTTAAAATCATCGTTGAACTCTTTATTGTCCAATATTTGATTTTGTAATTCTGGAGGAAGATTATCTAAGTTTCTTTGTAGGGTTGCAGCACCCATTGATGTTCTATATTGTGCTTTGTTTCTTGTAGACATAACCCTAGGATATTGTTTTCCTTCTGGGCCTTCAAGGAGTAATTGTTCTCCTCTTCCTGTTTTTCTTATATCGTCGCCTAATTTTTGTATGTTTTTAGAAGTTTCTACTATTTGGCCTTCTACTGTTTTTCCCGGTAATGCCGGTAAATTAGGTCCGCCTGAAGGTACAGGTAAATTACTACCTCCACCACCGGTGCCTCCGCCTCCGAAGAAACCAGCTCTTTGCAGTTCTGTAAGTTTTTCTAGAATTAATTTGTTTTGATATAATATAATCTCACGAGCATCTTTAGCTCCACGATTATGTTTCTTTTGAACATCAGCGACTTGCTTTTGTTCCTTTCGCCATGCTACATCATCTCTTTCTTTTGTAAGATATTGATAAGCATCCGCTGCTATTTGTAACTTATTAAAGGCCTTGTTTCTCTCTGCATCGTCTTTAAGCGTTGATGTCTGCTCTTTAATTGCAGATGTTTCTGACTCCAATAGACTTTTTACATCGCCTATCTCAGATGATGAAGCGACATCAACCCCTTGTTGTGCTAAGTTTTCTATCTTTTCTTTTAATTCTAAAAATTCTTTTGGCATTTTCCTACCTAACTAAATTTGTTTTGTTCTGCTTTCTGTTTAGCCTTTTCTGCTTTTTCTTTCAAGTGCATTACAAGCATGTTGACATATATCTCCCTTTCCCACGGCATCATATTTTCTAGTTCTGTCAGACTATAATGATGTTCCTGCATTAACAAAAAATTAGTCCTGTAATAATTTTCAAGACTCTCCGAGGAAAGGCTTAGCCGAAAAAATGTTCGTATCCGTTGATACCGACTAGCTGTTCCTTTTCACATTTGGGACAACTGTATTCAACCGTATGTTGTAATACAGGCATTCCGTGTATAAATTTTCTCATTTTTTCAAAAGCGTCTATTGGAAGATCATTAATAAAATCTTCTAATTCTTCTTTGTCAACATTTTCTACAAGTGTTTCTTCTTCATCAGTTACAATAGATTGAATACAATCTGAAACTAATTCTAAATCTGATACTTGTTTATCATCACCTTTAATTAAATCTAAAGCTGAAGGCCATTTCATTTTAATAACAAATTCATCACCCACTTCTATTTCATCATCAGGTAATCTATCCAATCCTTCTACTACAAGGTCGCCTAGATTTAATTCATAATTAATACTTTCACCGCAATCATCTTCACCACAAATAAGATTAAAGTTTTGAATTTCTCCTACTGATAACATTCGTATCTGTAGAAACAAATCTTGTAAATCAAATATAGGTAAATTGCCAGCATCTATTTTGTTAAATGTGCAATTGTTTACTATTTGAATACAAGCTTTAACCATCTCCTGGTAGTTTCCGTCTTGCATTGCCAACATTAGAATTTTATCTTCTTTAACAAGAAAAGGTCTATACTCTATCGTTTTTCCTGTAGAAGCTATTTTATGTTCTGATGTTGGTGTGTCTATTTTTGGTAACATATTATATCTCCATTTTAATAATTATCATTTTCATTAAATGATTTCAAACCATCGACAAAACTACCTTGAGTTTGTCCGTCCGAAGACTCCCAATAAGCAGCCGAAACAATTAGTGTATTTCTAATAGCACTTGTTGTTCCACTAGATAGAGGGACAAGGTTAAGAACTTTTGGCATTGCCTCATACAATTTCCAAGACTTTGTAACATTATCTTCTAAATCTAATGCTTTAATGTCAATGGTTGTTGTTACAGAATCTATATAACCAAGTTCTTGGCTTGTTGTATCTGCACATTCTTTTATCCATTGTTCAAAGAAACCTCTTAAATCCCAATCATTAGGAGTAACAAAAGTAAAGTTGATTTCGTTACCTAGAAATCCTACTTTTGTATTTCTAAAGAATGTCCAAGCACCGATATTAAATTCTTTATTACTTAATATCATACCTGGTATTTGTACTTCTTCACAGAACAAAGAAACATCAGGCTCTAATAGATAAGATGCGGCTCCTTGGCCAATTCTTTTTTCTAGATTACCTCCGTTCATTTTATTGTTTTGAACTAAAGCTTCTACATTAAAGGCCACCTCAAATCGTTCTGCTCGAGCAAAAGTTCTTTTAGTGGCTTCTGATAAATATTTTTTATAATCTGAAAAAGCTTTCTTAGTCATTATTTTAATCCTGCTGTACTAATAGACATGCGTCTTTGTCTTTGTGGTTTTTCCATTGTTTCTCTATGTATTTGTCTTTCTGAAGCTCCTACAAAATTTTGTACTGGTAAAAATATAGCTGCTTGCCAATTTACTGGATTTACTTCTATCATTTTACCTGTTATATTAACTGCCAAATATTTTTTAACAGAGCCTCTAACTTCTGGGAACCTTGAGAAGTTACTTACAAAACTCCAAGCAGATCTTAATAAACTTTTATCAGTTATATCTGTTACTGGTAATAACTTATCCAATAAATTAGCTCTAAATTGTGGAGCCAAATAATGTAAGTTAATACCACTAAACCCGCCTGGGAATGGTTCTGTAACTATTACAAGAGGAACAGTATCATAATACGGCAAGTCTGCTTTCCATTTAGGATCGTATGTAAACATATACATTTTACCTACTTCTAATTGTCTTGCTTCTTTACCAAGATCTGTTTGTTGTGCCTCTTGGAATGTATTAACTCCTCTTGCATAAGTACGAATAGCTCTCTGATACCATTGGACAGAACGGTCCATCTGTTCATCTCTAGCTGCTCTAACTATATCTGCAAAAGGTGTCGCCATGTAAGTATTTATACTAGATACCCAATTCTTTTTCAGTAACTATCTTAAATTCTAGGCCTTGTGCTTTACAAAAATCCTGTGCCGCTTTCCATTTGGCACCGTTTACTCCGTATTGAGCTATCTCTTGTAAGTGTTTTCTAGTCTTACGCTTCTGAGGCGAGGGAGGTTTTGTGAATCTTTCTGGTTTAACTTCTATTAAATACTTCTTTATCTTATCTTTTTCTTGTACTTCTATATAGAAGTCAACCATATATCTGTGTATTTTGTTATCTAATGGACTACGATAGGGTATTGCAATCTCTTCTGATACCCAACCTTTTATAGAACTACTAAGATCACACCAGTTCATAAACTTTAATTCGTAGCTTGATCTATAGGTTATTGCATTGAAGTCACCAAGATACTTCGTCGGATTACGAGGAATAAACTTTCCTTTATATATTTCTTTGGCATAAACCATATAAATAACATTATAACTATTTTAAGTATTTATATCGAGGAAATAAATGGCAACTCAAGACGGAGCAGTCTTAAACGATAGACAA